CCTTTAAGTGTTCCTTTTGCGTCATTGACGTATTGCGCGCGTAATTGGCAGCATAACCAACACGCCCTATAAGCCCATCTGTGACAGGGGTTATTTTCCGATACTGGCTGTTAATGAGTGTCGAAGAGTTTCTTGGTGTGATGTTGGCGGCATTCGACTGACCAGCGATAAGCACTTCCACCATCGTTTTTTCGGTGATAGGTCCAGACACCTCGGAAAGCAGCTTTGTCACTCTCTGTTGTACCTGTTTAATTCCTTTAACTGGCATATCAACCTCACGTCATGACCTTATAGTCGGGGTCTTCAGCGAAGAACGACATATCCCATTCTTTCACCGCCTTCACCTTGTCAGCACCTGCGGTAACTGGGTCGGTCTGTGCGGAAGAGTCGCCTTTCTGGATGTAGTCATCTCGCGCCGGCTGCCGGACAAAAGCGCCCTGATATTTCGACTCCGTGAAGAAAATCAGGTTGGTTGTGAACTCCTTTCCGGTGTCGTCGATGGCTATCTCTTTATTGGCTTCCCATGTGCAGGCGATGAGGTAAGGGGCTCCGTAGGTCTGCTTTCCCGTCCAGTCATCAAAAGCCCCAACAGGCCACACAGTGGCGACATTGGTGTATACCCATTCACTTGTTGCGCTCATGGCTCCACCTCACTACCGTTTCACCTGCTTTCCTAGCTTTCGGGCATAAGAGATGCCACTCTCCTGATTCGGTTACGTATGCTGTGGTGACACGCCCTGTGTCGGTCGTGACCCATACACGAGATAGCGGTTCAGGCTTTCCCATCAGTAGCACCCTCCAACGACATCAAAGAAACCGACAGAGTTACCGGCGCTGATCGGCAAGTCATCCGTACAGCCGTTGACATCGAGTGCAGCAAGGGAGTTGCGCAGCCATGCGATAGCATCATCACCGTAATCAAAAGTCCGTGACGCTCCGTTTGGTGCGCTCTGAGACTTGATTCTCCTCGCCCCGGACGAGGCCGACATTAGCGCGGCAGCATAGAGCAGGATTAGCTGCTGTGTGCAGTCGTCATAATCGGCCCCGTCCATGCACTCGATGATGGAATTAACGCGACACAGAATCGGAGTAAGAAGCGCATCAGGTATGGAATAGCCCAACTCAGCGAGGAAGGCCTTAACGTCATCTGCTGTGATTGGGTTAACCATGATTATGCTTCCTTGGTTTTGCGTCCGCGACGTGACTCGCCTTCAGCGGATGGACTTGCAACCTCAAACTCCTGCTTGCCTGCTGACTCTGCCAGTCCTGCTTTAATCCAGCGCTCAGCCACAGAATCAGAAACCTCGACTTTATCGCCTGGCTTCAGTTTCGTGAGGCTGGCACCGGACAGCAGGTTATCTGCGATAACTTTTACCAGCGCCATAGATACCCCTTAGCTTGATGCGTAGATGACAGACTTCTTGTTGTTGATGTCGGTCTTAACCATCAGGCCAGCCGCACCCCAGGTACGCCAGATGTAGTCGCTGTTATAGAAAGGGCGTGGGTCAGCAACAGTACCGAACGCCTGACCAACGATTGGTGCAATCACGCCAGCAGTCAGCGGCACAATCAGGATCTGGTTGCCGGTCAGCTGAGCATCTTCCTTAATTGCGGAGATGCCGGACAGCTTCAGCAGTTCCTGCAAAATAGTGCCTGACTGGTAGTTGTCGCTGTAGTAGCGCTCCAGGTTAGACATGATTTCAGAGGAAACATACCAGGTCTGGTCAGCATACTGGTTGTTGGTGATTTTAAGCGTATCGCGCAGCTTGATAGCAGCGTTACGGATTTGCTCTGATGTTGCGCTCGCGCTGGTAAAGTCGATGTTCAGTCCAGATGCGCCGAGATCAACCATCTGCACACGCTCGTCGTTCTTCAGGCCTTTCCATGTCTTTCCATCGAAGGTGACGTAGTTGCCTTCTGCGTCACGGTAGCCGTTGTATGCGTAGTCAACATACTGGCGGCGCACTTCATTGGTGGACTCGAACTGAGCATCAGCAATGATATCGAAAGCATCAGGGTTGTTCAGGCGAGGGTCGCGCCAGTGGAACTTGAAGCCGGTGTCATGCACCGGAACCATGGTACCGTCATACTGGTACTGAACCGCATCCAGAGCCGCACCAATCTGACCGGACATAGAGGTGTGCGCCCACATGCGACCGCCAGACTTCGCATACTCATACACGGTCTGGTTGATGCGCACAGAGCGAGACAGAGGCATCAGGTCGTTAAACAGAGTGAACTCAGTGGTTGGTTCAAACTGACGTGTTACGGTCTGGTCAAACGCCTTATACAGGTCAGCGGGTGAGCGCACTGCGTTAATGCCGTTCAATTTGTTTACTGCGTTCAGGCGATCTGCAATTTCCTGCATGACGTTTACGCCCTGATGGTTCAGTGCGGCGTTACGCTCCTGACTCAGCATCTCAAACTGATACTGGTTTACGGCCAGATTGCCGGTCTTTTCGCCCAGCGATTTTGAATATACAAACATTCAACTACTCCTTATTTAATCACTACGCGAATGAGGTCGCCTGCCACGGCGGTAACTGGTCGTTCTTCGTCGCAATAGCAGCGATCTGATTCACCAGTAGCCAACTTCTTCACCTGACCGTTGGCGATAGAGAGTGCATCGCCTTTCTTGTAGGTGCCTGCTGCTGCACGAACGTTGAGGAACATGCCAGGCAGCGGGTGGATTCCTACCAGAAGGTCATCTACTGCATAGGTGTCATCTACTGTCTTGCAACGCAGATAATCGAAGTCTGCGGCATAGATAATCGCCGTTTCTGTACCATCCACGGATACCTTGAACACGCCTGCATCGAAGAAGCCGAGAGTGCCAGGCTTAACAGCAGTAGCGCGACCTTCGCGGTTAAGGGTTGGGTTAGGGAACACGCCGCCAGCGTGAATTACGTGCTTTCCGTCTTTAGCCATCTTTGCTTACTCCGGCATGTTTGAAATGGATTCGTTGGTGTTGTTCTGGAATCGGCTATTCAGGCCGAGAGTGGTCTGGCATTGAGAGAACATCTCTTTCAGCGGCTCATCTGCCATTGCGTTTACTGCGGTGTCAGAGAGGCCGAATTTAGCCTTCACCGCTTCGCGCATCTCTTTGCGCTCGTTGTCATGGTTCGCCTGTAACTTTTCTTTCAGAGGGGCTACAGCTTCATTGACAGCCGCAGAAATCATCGCTTTCAGTTCGTCTGAATTTGCCGCGGTTTCTTTCTTCTTCGGCTTGCCGGTGTCCGGGTCGATTTCTTCTTCGTCCTTCTTGCCTGGCTTCTCGCTTTTCTGCATTTCGTTGTACGCGGCTAACAGCGCCTCATCGGTCAGGCCGTCAGTCGGCTTACCAGCGGCCTTGAGCGCGTTGATAATCATGTCTTTCATTGGTGATTGTTCCTTATTGGTTTGGACTTCTTCGTACTCAGTGGGTTTGCGCACGACTTCTACGGGCTCGCCGACAAAGACAGCCTTGCCGTCATCATCGATGAGGTACTTCTGTTGCAGGTATTTACCGTCTTCTTCGTAGACGAATCGGTCAGGCCACACAGCGTCAGGCCAGAAGTAGTAATCTTCGGTCTTGCCTTCACTCATTCGGTTTCGAATGGCTGCGCAGATTTCATCGAAGGAGTAGCGGGAGGCGTTGGCAAAAAAGAACTTGGTCTTTTCCCACCAGTTCGCCCGTGTGCAGTTGAAAGCCTCTGAGAGGTTTACCTGCTCGATTTCCATCTTCGAGCCATCAGCGTTTACGAAGATGCCAACCCCGTCATCTGGTGTCGCTGCTCCAGGATCATCAAGCAGGATGGCGATGTGGTCGAAGTTCATGTTGCTAGCCACCCAGGAGTACTTCTTCCCTTTCGACTCTCCCGACTTCATTTGCTTGTTCAGCAACAGCCCTGTACTGATGTGGATCGGGTCGGTGTTTTCGCCCTTCTCCATATCTTCCAGGCGATTAACGAGACGCTTGCCTCCCTCTGTCGCTTCCGCATATCGAACATCGACATGCATATCGAGAGTTACGCGGCCGTTAACCTTGCGAACGTTCTGCGCGTACACGCCTACGTGGAAGTTATGAACCGCCTCAGGGTCATTGGCGCTGATGTACTGACCATCCACTTTCGGGTGGCTCAGCGGCATGAGCTTTCGCTCCATGCTTGCGTAGCTTTGGTTTATTTCTGCTGCCGGATACAACCCGCCATTCATAACGACGTCGTCAACAATCGGCACGACGTCTTTAATGACGATGTGCTCGCGTCCGTTGATTGTTTCGCGGTAGATGTTTGATGCGGAGTTGATGACGGTCAGCACGTTTACGCTTTTGCGCGTCATGCTTCGTCCTCTATGTCAGATTTGAGGCAATAAAAAAGGCCGCCTAAGCGACCTGTGCTGTTTCCGTTTGTTGCCACTGCTCTCGCTGCTTAGCCATCTTTTCAACCAGTTTCGGATTGCGAGGCTTACCTGATTCATCGACCAGAACAGATTGTTGCGAGCAATAGCAGTTATAACGATTACCGTTGTCAGAGTAGAACGCTTTGACATCTTCCCGGGTGTACACCTTGCCGTGCCGTGAAGCATGCCATGATCTCGTCGTGGGTTTCAGAGCTGATAGCCAGAGTAAGCGCGACTGAATGCCTAAGCGTTTCTCTGCGTCCTCGTCTTCATCCCACTGCGCCTTACGATACGCACCAACCTGCTCAGTCTGCGCCATGTTCCTGGCACGACTCATTGAGACATCCAGACGCTGACTGATTATCTTCGCCGTCTCACGAGGGTTTATTCCTCGCGCTACTGCATCCGATATCACATTAGCCAGGTCAGACCTTGCGGCATCAGATAGCCCCTTCCAGTCGCTGTACGTCTGCGCGTAGGCGATGCCGATGCGAGTCTGGTATGGCTGACTGAAAAGAAGCTGTGAGAGCGTTGTCTGCTGCGCGTAAACATCGCTCTGAGCTGACAGGTTGGTGAAGGCGTACTGTGTGCCTCGCTGATACTCCTGAGCCACGTAATCACCGGACCAGATTTGAGTCTGGCCACCTTCCAGGAACCAGTCATCAAGTATCTGCTGTATTCGTGTAAACAGGTTAGCCAGTTGTGTAGCGTCGAGGTCATATGAGTAGGCATTGACCGTTACCCAATAGAGCGACGGCTCAGACTCAACATTATTGCAGACCAACGCGCCACGCTGGGCATTTGTCTGTGATTCCAGACCTGTAAGATACGGCACGATGTAATCAGCTAAATCCTTCTTGATGCCGTAGTACCGTTCCTCGATATCACGCTGCATCCTGTTGACGGCTTTGCTGCTCTGAGTCGGATCTTTCTGGTTGCGTGGTAGCAGAGGCATCTTCGCTTGTTGTGTCGCCATTTAGCGGGTCTCCTGCCTCTGTCTGTGTTGGTCTTGCGCGTTCGTTCTCAACATCCGGAAGAGGCTCAAGACCTGCAGCTTCACGTATCTCGTTAGGTTCGATTGCAGATGTACCGAACGCCTTCTGTGAAGACTCTGCGACGGTCGCAAGTTCTTTAGCGTTAGCAATCTTCTCTTTCTGGCTAGGAGCCAGCAAATCCGACCACTCAATAGTGACTTCACCTGTTTTTGGCTGATCAATAACGCCATATTCCCACATCGTTTCGATGAAGATTTCAATGCGGTCAGATAGGAAGCCATTACGCCGCCCGTTCCCTCTCTTTGCCATGTCTGTTTTATCTTCATCAGATGCAAGACGGCCCGTCTGCTGCCCAAACAGCATTGTGAATGGAATCTGAACGGATGATGAGAATTGGTTGGCTGAAACGTCCCATGTTGGCTTAGGGTCTGCAGCAGCAACGGATAGCACCTTAACGTCGCCATCTTGCGTGACAAGCGCCGAGTCAATGCTTCGGTTCAGCTTGTCGATGGCTGCGTTCATAGCTTCTGCAAGGCCTGTGTATCCCTTCTTCTTAGCCTCAGCAATGATGGTTTGCATGTCAGTGTCTTTAGACATGTTGATGCCGAGTTGCCGTGCAGCATTCTTATAAAAGCCCTCTGCAGAACCACCAGATGCCTTAGCCATATCCTGAAGGTCGTTGTACCCTGCTCTTAGCAAAGGGATTCCAGACATCGTGGATTCATCTTCTGAGCCTTCACAGAAAATGATTACCCTTTCAGGATGTATCTTGACCTGCCGCCTGGGCCCCATGGTGCTGGACGTAACATCACCAACGGGTTGCTCATTGAACCAGTAATACTCAGGCTGTCCATATCTGTCGGAACGCTGGTCCTGCACCAATTCACCGGGCTTAATTTGAGCTTCCCATGCAGGAATGAGCTTGACCAATCCTTTTTCACCAAGACGCTTTACAAGCACCCTGTCAACTGGCTCACTCCATTCTCGGTTATCTCTGAATTGCATGATGAGCGCAGAATAATGACCGACCATATTGCGGCGGTCGGCGTCCCTTATGTGCGCCCATTTCTTCTTCATGAACTTTGTGACAGCCTTTTCCCACTTAGTGGTTTTCTTGGCTTTGTCAGCTTTCTCGCCATCAATGATGACGGGATTATCTATCCAGCATGTATCAAGAAGCCTGTGAACAGCGCCGAAAGCAGCGCCATTACGTTCATACATGTTGTAGTAATGATCAAATGTAAGATGCTCAGGATACCCAAACTCACACCACATATGATGGTGCTTAGTGTTGCCAGATTTATTCATTCCGGCAGTGTATAACTGCCTGGCTCGCCCAACCTCGTTAAGGCTGTTGACGATTAGCCCAGCGAGGATGTCGAGTTCTGATTTATCACTCACTGAGTGTGCTCCTTATGTGAAGAAGATAGCGCCTGAAGATTGTCCGCTTAACTCAGTCATCGCCCATACAAGAGCATCAAGTCGGTCAGGGGATTTTTTGGCTGTGGTAGGCACATATTCCATTTGCTGATTCTCGAGCTTGTAGAGATTGCCCTGATGCGCCACCCTTCCCTGTGCATATAAAGCAGAAATAGGTTCAGCGCGGGCAAACTTACCTTTGCTGGCATGAACGCGAATGACGCGGTCCTTGAACCCGGCATTGCGTAACGTGTCCTCTGCCATATCGCCTCCCTGGTTCGTTTCAATCACGATAGCGTCGGCATCATGCTGCTTATAGGCATCCATTGCTTTGGTTGCCCAGCCGTTAGGGGAATATTTGCCGCTATAGTCACCGTCCGCGGAATACTGCATGCGCTCACCTGTGCCATATGCGCTCGCAGCCACAATTCCCGTCTCATCGCTTTCATCGCTATTCGTTGCCTGCGGGTCAATGGCGATTACAGTGCGTGAAAGCTCCTCTGTGACTCGCAGCGAGCGAGCTGCTGTAATCATGTCCTCTGTCCACAAAGCACCCTCAGCGTTAAACCTACGAGGGTTCTGCATGTACTGAGCTTCTGCTGTGCGCCTGTGAGAGAACAAAGCTGTGCGATGTGATTCGTTGTGTTTGAAAGGCCACAGCCAGCCATCAGGCAGTCGATGGTCAATCGGTATGGCGTGAGTATTATCTGGGTATAGCTCGGAATAGCTCAGGCTGTTGTCGATAATCACCGGAAGGTTGAGGTGATGCCACATTTCACCGCTACCACCACGCAGCAGATAGCCGCTCAGGTCGTGGTAGTGGATCCGTTGCATGATGACAATCATCGGCGTTGTTTCTATCGCCAGTCGCGATTTGATTGTCTCGTTAAAGCGGTTGTTAACTCCGTCACGAACCACTTCCGAATAAGCATCATCAGGTTTAACTGGGTCATCGATAATCAGCGCGCCTTGCCATCCTGGTTCCATATGTCCGGCTCGAAAGCCGGTAACCTGTCCTGCTGCTGACGACGCGTAAACTCCACCGCCGTGCTCAGTCCACCACATGGCCTTGCTGTCTGCATCATCACGCAGCGCCATAGGCCACATTGACTGATACGCCTGCGACTTAATCATGCCGCGAGCTGTGGAGGAGTTAAGAAGCGCAAGGTTGTGGGAGTAGGACAGGTGCATGAAGCGAGCGCGGTTATTGAGTGCAAGCCCTCGCCCCATCATATTGATAGTCGCCAGTTCCGTCTTCGTGTAGCCAGGCGGAACGTTGATAATGAGTCGGCTAATCTCACCATCTATGACGCGATCAAGTGTTTGCTGAATCACCTTGTGGTGAGGCGCGACTATCATCTTTCCGCCGGTACGTTGCTTGAAGAAGTATCTCGCAAAGTAAAGGCCGTCTGCCTCACACATCCTTGCTCTTACGATGTCATCAGCAGTCGTCATTCTCGATCACCCGCTTTATATCGTCAGGCGACATTGTTACAACGCGAACAGGACCGCCACCCTGACCTGTTAGCTCGACAACTTGCTTATCCAGTCCTGTAAGCTTTGCCTTACCCATGGTCGCAGCCACAGCAGCTGATGATTGTGGAGTTTCGGCGCTAAGAGCTTTTTGCCTTGCTTCTTCAAGTTCGGCAAGTAGGGAGTCGACCGTGACGTTATGGCGTTGCTTAATTTCTCCCTGAAGTTCTTTCACCCTTAGTGCTACCTTAGCGTTATCAAGCAGCTTGCTTGCGTTTACGTGTATTGCCTCTGGCTTCATCTTGTCAGCAGCATACGCCGTCCGATAAGCCTCTGAAGCATTACCCGTTTCGATGTATGCCTGACAGAAAGCCTCTTGCTTAATTGTCAGACCTGCCACGTTTTATCCTTACTCTGTTGTTTCCTGCTGCGTGTATTTCATCAGCAATACTGATTCTGGCTTGAGGTATACCCATGAGCCGTCCTCAAGAGCGACACCAACGAATCTCCGCTTACGGTTGTAACGTCTATTCGATATACCGGCTTTACTTCATCGGTCATGAGATGCTCCGGTGTTGGTTGTCATTATCGAAGCCCCTCGCAAGGAGCTTCTGTAATGTCATGCAGGTAGCTTCATTAGCCAGTCACGATAAGCATCAACTGGCGTCGCCCCAACACCGTATACAAAGTCTATGTAAATCCTGTCCTTGTCACGGTAGCAGACATATTGCCCATCATGCCTGTGAATAATCGGCTTCATACAAGTCTCCAGTTGCTGTTATAGCTGCTTCTTCTACCGCAGCGCAGATTAGCTGCCATGTGCGTAAACCCCGCCTCATGGATTAAGCGGGTAAATCGCGGTATGCCCTGTTATTGATTAACACCATCCACTCGCACGGAGGGATACCGCTAAGGCGGCGTGGTCTTCGTTAAGATGGTGAGACAGCGACAGGACGACGCGGGCTGATATCAGGCTGCCTTATATCGTTCGCTAGCAAGCAATCCGGCAGTCCACTGGATTCCTTTAGGCGTGAACTTCACCTGAGTGAATGCATGACCATTTCCGGCCTCGCCAGTTTTCACGGTGAATCTACCTGCATCGAGATGCTGTGCGTATGGCGTCATCTTTCCTGCAAGACGATACATGATACCGTGGTCGAGAAGGAACAGGTGGAAGTCACTTTCTTTCACCTTAAGAAGCTTTGCAGCCTCTCGGAATCCGATAAGACCTGATGCCTCTACGTAATGGTCGACAAACTCAGCTTTAGGCGCTGCAATAGCAAGCTTGTTCTCCAGCACCGCCTTTTGTTCAGCAAGGTCAGCAGCGAGTCGCAATGCTTCAGGCAGACTTTGGGGTATTTGTGGTCCGTGCATCACTTTTAGCTTTGCCAGCACGGAGCGCCTAACTGCTTTTGACTCTCTCATGCCGACAAGCGTCATCTGCTCCATGTTAAGCATGGTGTAATGCGATTTATGACCTGTCCTGCCAACTACGAAATTTTCGTAGTTTAATTCTTCATCAATCTCATCATTTACCCGGGCGTGAAAATCGGATGGACGAACGGGCTTTTCCCCTGCCTCAATTCGAGACGGGTTGATGATGTTGTTCAGGAAGTCCAGGCTACTCATGGACACTTCTGCTTCTACTGCGATCAGACTGTTCATTGCGTTTACCTTATAAAAATGAGCCTCGTTGCCCAGAAACACCGCCCACAGAGAAGCCGCCGCTTATAACGGTGATTCTCCGAAGCTCATTTCTGTAAGACTCTGTGGTTTATTCGCGCCGGGCATGGCGCTCAGACTCAAAAAAGCCCAACCGAAGTCAGGCTGTTCTTCTTAGTGGGTGACGAATCACTTCAGGCATTGTGTCCTGATATATTCCTGCAGGTAATTCACCTGTGCGGTTATTTTGTCGATTCCACTTCTGAGACGGTAATAATTGAGTTCAGCATCTGTTGTAAGTCTTGGGCTTTCTCCATCGCCCATGCCGCTGGTTCCGGAAGCTGACTTTGAACAGGTGGCGGAGACTTGCAGGCGCTTACGCCCAGCAGACACATCAGTACGGAGACTTTCAATAGTCGCATTAGCATCTGCCAGTTCCTTCGTGTATTTGGCATCCAGCGCAGCCACATCACGCTGCCTGATCTGCATATCAGTGATAGTCTGGTTTGCCTGTTTCAGGTTGTTTTCTGCTGTTTCTGCTCGTTTAACTTCATCCTTATACTTGCCGTGATAGATGTATGCCGTTGCAGCGAGCGATAGCATGACAATTGGCATAATCAGAGACTTCAGGTTAATACTCACGATAGGAACAGAGCGCGCTCCGCCTCACGCCGACGTGTCAGGCCATTCAGTACCTTTCCACCTGCTTTATTCCATTTTGGAAACTCAGTCGCAGCCCCGGCGTAATCGCCAGCATTCAGTTTTTTCAGCAGAGTTGAACCTTCCAATGCCTTAACTCCGAGGTTGTAGGCGAAATCAACCAGCGCATCGAACTGATTTTGATTAATCGCGACGTTAACCAACCTTGTTACGCCTTTTTCGTACTGCGCCAGACCAGAACGCAACAGGTTCTCTGCAATCTCTTGCGTAATTGTCATCCCTTTACCCACCGACACGCCGTCGACGGGTTGGGTCCAGCCATAACCAATAGTCCATACCCCTACGCTATCCTGATACGCCGTCAGCCTGCAGCCTTCGAACTCTTTAATCAAAGCAATGCCTTTCTCACTTGTTTGCATTTGTATCACCGCCAGTTTTTCGGTCGAACATTGCTGCAATCTTATCGCGCACCTTCTCCGCACCGACAAATCCTATAGCTGCACCAACGAAGGTTACCGAATTGCTAGGAAGGCCAAATAACTCAAGTGATCCGGCTATTGTTAGCGTAAGGATTCCGCATGAGAGTGCGCCCGTTACCGTTTTCGCTATTGATTTGCCATCGTATATGCTCATGAGCGCTGAGATTCCGCAGGCAGCCCCCGCCGCGTAGAGCGAGGGAAGGAATTCTTCTATCCATTTCATAGTTTGCTGTGTAATCCCTTCCGGGAAGTTCATAGGCACCTCCACCGGAACGGAGGATCTGTTCAAAATAGGAATGAGTGATATTGAGGATTGAACAAATCCAGGATACGTTTATCAGTAACGTGGTTTGCTCGCGATTAACGGCGTGGGCAAATCAGGCAAGAGGCTGTTCGAGCAGTCTCTTGCCACCCATCTTCACGAAGCCCAGCCAAGCGCTGGGTTTTTCATTCCACAAAGAATGGGTGAATGACCCTCTTTGCTTCTAAATATCTTTTCTTGGCTTCTTCCTCTGTCTCGCAAAGGCCAAGATAATCATATCTACCAGTTTTTGGGTTTTTTATGGTGACTCGGAACTTCCCGTTGTACATTTTCGAGTAGCCTTTGGCACCTTTCATATTCTGGAGGTTTTGTGCGTTCGTTACATCGCGGAGATTGCTAGGAGCATTGTTTTGATAGTTTCCGTCGATATGGTCAACAAATTTCTTTGGCCACCTACCATTAGCCAAGAAAAAAACTATTCTGTGCGCCATATACTTCTTGCCGAATAGCTGGCCTTGGAAATATCCACACCTCCCTGATGGAGTGTTAAATGCAGGATTTCCAGCTTTCAATATTTTACCCACATCCTTTTTCCATCTTAGGTGGCTCCTTGAAGTTGGGTCTATCTCCACATAGTTAGCGATCTGATCTATCGGAAACATATCGGACTCCAGTAGTAAGCTAGCCTGTTCGCATAGAAAATCCGCCCAAGAGTTATCCGATTAACGAATTTTCTCAGGCTGGCTTTCTAATGGCTCTTGTTTATGAATGCGCATGCGAATACGCATAAGATTGGGTCTGAAAACGTCCTACCCCGTCGCCACGAATGTGCAAGGGTATCTGGATGTGTTCTGGTGATTGGTGATAGGACGCTTTCAGAAATGTCGTGCAATAAAAAAGGCCGCCCTTAGGCAGCCCTGTTTTTTGTTAGTAAAATCTAACTATTAATTCGATAATTAAATGAGACGTTGAAACGATAATCATCCTGCTTTGACGTGAACATTGGATGCAATTCACACAAAACAACGCCTTCATGAATGACTTTTCTTACCCCACTTTTTGGGTCTGTATATGTTGAACACAACTTGGCGTTGTTCTCAAAGTCATCATTACCAAAGTGCCGATTAACTGCCTCTTTGATGATTTGATTCTCTTTTTCAATAATTACTGCTATCGCTTGATTTCCTTTCTCACGCGCTAAATCAATAGATTTGCTCATAACAACCTCGTCTAGTTGCTCGTCAATGTTCGCTATGGCAGGCAGTGACGATACTGCTTTTCGACTGGCCGGTCTAGCCATAGCTGATGTATGCCGGTTACGTTTATCCGGCGTCTTTCGACCGATTGCCTGAGGTAGCAGGTTAGGGTGTGGTGACAGGTGCTTACCCTGCATGCATTCTTCGCCATGGTGAGCCTTTACCCCACCATCTAGCTCATTCACCACAACGGAAAGAGCACTGCCGCGCCAGGGAAGTGTGCCTGGTCTCACCGGGATGCCGTCACATACTCAATGCTCTTACCTGTTGTGCAAATAAAAAAGCCCCAAGGCGTGAACCTCAGGGCTTATTTGTTTGGCTGCTCTGTTCGCTTTTGCTCCGAGCATACAGAGAATTTACCAGGCCATAATTTTTTTGCAAGCTTTTTCGGATATAATTTATTTATGCGACAAGTTTTGCATTTTCATCACGTTCTAACTCCTTCATGGCAGCATGGTAAATCTTAGCCTCAATTAAACTAATGCACCATCTAACTCTGTCACGTGATTGTGGCATCGTTAGCACTAACGATGCCACAAT